CGCCCGAAAGCGGCGACAAGGTTACACGGTTCAGCCCGTTCTCAGCTCAAGCCGAGGCGGGCAACGTTTTGATCCTTCGAGGGGCTTGGAACGAGGACTGGTTTACGGCGCTTGAGGGCTTCCCAGAGGCGACACATGACGATGACGCGGACAGCACCAGCCGCGCTTTCAACGCGCTTATCGAAAACAAGACTGGCCCGGCTTCGTCAGCTGTATTCACGGGGTTCCTCTGATGACCTTCGACATTAAAGTCAGACACCCCGCCTATGATCAGTTCGCGCCCTCATGGGAGCTGATGCGCGCCGCGTTCTCCGGTGAAGACGACATCAAGAAGGCGGGCGCCAAGTACCTGCCGATAAAGACCGGCCTTGCGAAGCTCATGGAGAGCACTTCGCATCGGGCCTTAGCCATGGCCGCATACGACGCATACAAGGCGCGCGCTGAGTTTCCTGACCTCGTGGCGCTCACTGTGCGCGGGGCCGTCGGGACCATTCTCGATCAGGCAGCAGAAATCGAACTGCCTAGCGCCCTCCAACCGCTGATGGAAAAGGCAACTCGCGACGGCCTAACTCTGGAAGCGCTGCATCGGCGCATCGCCACAGAGCTTATGACTACAGGCCGCTACGGCATCCTTCCGGGGATCGACGCGGCGGGCAATCCATACCTTGCAGGGTACGTGTCAGAGTCCATCATCAACTGGGACGTAGACGACAACCAGGCCGCAGATTTCGTGGTGCTCGATGAAAGCGGCATGGTCCGTGATCGGGCAACCAACGAGTGGGAGCAAAAAGAACAATATCGCGAATGCTACCTGGACACCGGGCGCTACATGGCTCGTGTCTGGTCCGGTGCGGATGGAAAATTTGAACCCGGTGAGGAGGTCGCCGCGCAGGACCGCAAACGCCAGCCCTTAGGCTTCCTGCCGTTCGTTTTCATTAACACCAATGACCTTCGCCCTGACCCCGACGATGTGCCGCTGTACGGCCTCGCCAAACTCTCTGTCCGCATCTACCAGCTTGACGCTGATCTGCGTCAGACGCTGCATTACACCGCCGAGCCGACCCCTGTTGTCTCCGGCTATGAGAACCCGCAAGACGCGATCGAGAAAGGCCACGTTCCCCAGGGCATTGGTGGTGCAAACATATGGGTTCTACCCAAGGACGGTGACGGCAAGTTCCTTGAGTTCACGGGTGCCGGCGCCGAGGCCCAGCACAATGAGATCCAGAAGGCCTACGACCGGGCAGTGATGTTCGGCGCGCAGATGCTTGCCGAGAAGGGTGGCGCAAACGAAAGCGGCGAGGCCAAGCGCGTTCGCCTCGATAGCCAGCACTCAACGCTCAAGGGCATTGCTATGACTTCGGCCTCGGGGCTTGAAAGGGCACTTAAGAACGTCGCTGTTTGGATGGGTGCTAACCCTGACGAAGTGAAGGTCACGCCGAACTTGGACTTCTTCGACCATTCGCTCTCGGGGCAGGAGATCACTGCGATCGTCGCGGCCTGGCAGTCGACGGCCATCTCGTGGCGATCTGCATTCGACCGGCTTAAGGCAGGTGGCGTGGTGCCACTGGATCGCACAGCTGAGGACGAGCTGGCGCTAATGGATAAGGATCAGTTCGGAGAGGACGCCCCGCCAGACATTCTGCCAAAGGTGGGACAGAAGGCGGCATAGGGTCGGAACCAAACAGTGGGTGTGTGCCCACGGCTTGGCGGGGGGAAGGTCACGCGGCTACTTGGGTAGTGTCTTGTGCATCTTGCATATCAAGCCGAAAGTTTGCTCGCTCCTTGAAATAATCAAGGAAGGCTTTGTTCATCTCGCGAATGAGACCGGTTGCGTCCGCGAAGTCGCGTTCACAATAATCGGCCATCTCAGCAATGAGCTTGTTCAGCAGATTTGCCCGATAGTCGAATTCGCTCCGATTCTGAGGAGGAATGGCGGTGACCATCGCGCCGTTCTGGAAGTGGCTGAAGGGTAACATGAACTGCTCGTGCCGCAGCCTGTGCTCGCTGTAGGTTTGATATGCCGCCTCGATGGCGTCTACCCGATCTGCCAGCAAAAGCGCTCGATGGACGAAGTCCGCATGGCCGGCGTTGATAAACGGAATAAACTCGGCAGCAACATAATCCGGTGCTTTGTTGCTTTGACCCGCTGATGCTTGAAGTATTTGCCATGGCTGGGCGCCATCTGGTGGATTTGCGGCTTCCTTGAGCCTGTGGTTTAGCGTGAAAAGGCGGTTGGACAGTTGCATGGTGTTCACAAGCCCGCTCAGTGCCTGGGCCTTTTCAATGGACATTCTCGCGTCTTCATCGCGCTCAGCTGTCTCTTTGGCGGTCTGCCGCGCAATAAAATACGAGATGACGCCGCCTAATGTGGCGCCTCCCAAGCCCGCCAACAGAGTAGCAAAGCTGGGGGACGCTGCCATATCTGAGATTTCCCATCCCCAGCGCAACAGTACCAAGCCAACCACAAGTCCGACGGCTAGTCCCGCCAATCCAGCATAAACGTGCTTCACATTGCCCCCCAACTCAATCAGTGGAAGCAATCACAAACCCTGACCTAAATCCATGCCCGCCCGGTATTTCGATGCGGGCTTTCTCATAGAGAGAACAGTGAACCGGCAGCAGCGCCTTTATGGTGTCAGTCTGTCATGTCGTGGCGACCGCACGCCTCGGCCCATTGCAACAAGGTGTAGGGTGAGCCCCGCTCATTTAGCAGGTACCACGCTGCCGCATAGTCGGCCTCTTGCGAGAAATCATCGCTCCAACGTCGCATGATGCCTTTTAAGCGATTTCCGGCTTCGTCCCATTCTCTGCACACGAAGGTGTAGGTGTCCTGCGCATCGGTAATTTTGACGCCGCTCGCAAAGGTCATGTCGCCTTCATCGAATTCGTCCCGCCAGATCCCGTCTACTGAGACTGGCGGATCGAAGTAGAGCCATTCCGATTGCTGGATTGGCCATTTCTCATACGTGAACTGCTGCGCCAGAGCTGGCCATGCCAGGCACGCAAAGGCGGCGGTAAGAACGGTCGCTAGTCTCAACTTCGATCCCCCAAGATTGGGGGCGATCATCCAGCCAATCCGTAAATTAGTGGTTCTGGCCGCTCCTCAGTCGCGTTGTGGGCGGCTTTTTCATGTCCGGCAGTGCCCGGCAATCCTAAGGAGTCGCCCAATGGGCCTCAAAGCTATCCTCGAAAGCCTGGATAATGTCCCGGCCGAACTGCACGCCTTTTATGGTGAGAGTGACGGCAAGTACGTCCTCGACCTGGAAGAGGATGTGAAGAACCATCCTCGCATCGCCGCACTGTCCAATGCCTATAAACAGGAGCAGACGCGTCGGAAGGAGCTTTCAACCAAGCTCACCGATGCAGAAACTCGTCTGGCAGAAATCCCCGATGGTTTCGACGCAGAGGAATACATCAGCCTCAAGGCCAGGGCCGGCGATCCTGACGATCCGGCCAAGAAGAAGGCCGATGACGAACACCTCCAGTCGCAGCGCCAGCTCTACGAGCAACGCATCGCCAACCTGACTAAGAAGCACGAAACCGACCTCGCCACGCTCAACGATCAGCTATCCGAGCGTGACGGCTATATCGACAAGACCACCAAGCTCGACGTGCTGCGCAAATCTCTTCGTGATGTCGGTGTTGATCCTGACTTTGAGGACGTTGTGGTCGATCACCTGTCGCCTTCGATCAAGGTCACCCGCGCCGACGACGGCAACCGCAAGGCATTCGTGGAAACCGACCTTGGCGAAGTCGATGTCTCGTCCTTTGTGAAAGACTGGAGTGCATCGAAGGGGCAGAAATTTCTTGGCAAAGCCCCGCCAATGGACGCCAAGGGCAACCTGGGCGGGCGTGTCGGCGCCAAGACCATTTCGCGCACAGAATTCAACAAGCTCGATCCGGCCGCGCAGCGTAAAGCTGTCGTGACCGACAAGGTTACCGTGGTCGACTGATCGACCCGGTTCAGGCTGACGCTCAAAGAGCATTCGCCACTCAGGCCAACGGCCTCTTTCAACACATCGATAATCTGAAAGGAGGCCAATCGTGGCCAACACTTTGACTGACCTGATTCCGGACCTTTACGAAGCTCTGGACGTTGTGAGCCGGGAACTGACCGGCTTCATTCCTGCCGTTTCGCGCTCATCGAGCATCGAACGTGCAGCGCTGAACGAGGACGTGATCGTTCCTGTCACGACCGCCGCTTCGTCCGCTGACAACACCCCCGGCGTCAACGCTCCCGACACCGGCGACACCACCGTCGACAATGTGAAGGTTGCAATCACCAAGCAATGCGGACGCTGGTGAACGAGATCGAGTCTGACATCTGGTTCGAAACCTACCGTCGCGCTTCCCGCGCCTTCGGAACGGCCGGCACGACGCCATTTGCCACGGCCAATGATCTCTCGGACTTCGCTGGCGTGTTGCGTATTCTCGAAGAGAACGGCGCACCGACTAACGATATCCAGCTGGTGCTGGGCCATGCAGCGATCGGCAACATGCGTGGTAAGCAGTCGGGCCTCTTCAAGGTGAATGAAGCCGGCTCCGCGGACATGCTGCGAAACGGCATGACCGATCGCGTCATGAACATGGCTATTCGCCACTCTCATGCTGTGCGGTTGCATGTGAAAGGCTCTGGGGCCGGCTATCTTGTCGACGGCGCCGGTGTGGTCGGCGGTGTGGCAGTTCCTGTCGATACGGGTACCGGAACGGTACTGGCTGGTGACGTGGTGAGCTTTGCCGCTGATGCCGCCAACAAATATGTCTCTGCTGGACTGACCGATGCCAGCCTGGCGTTGAATAAGCCGGGTCTGTTGACATCGATCGCCGACAACAATGCCATCACAGTTGGCGGCAGCTACGCCGGTAACGTCGCATTTGCTCGCTCCGCCGTTGTCCTGGCCACTCGCGCTCCCGCGCTGCCGAAGGGCGGTGACTCGGCAGACGATGCCATCACGATCGTTGATGAACGCACCGGCCTCGCTTTCGAGGTCGCCGTGTACCGCCAGTTCTTGCAGACCGTCTACCACGTCCGTCTTGCCTGGGGCACGCGCGCCATCAAGCCGGAACACATCGGTCTGCTTCTCGGCTGACCTTTGCAGGAGGGGCGGGTGACTGCCCCTCTCACAAAGCTCAGTGAAAGGAACCCGCAATGTCCGATATTGTTGAAATGATCCGCGGCGAAAGTGAGGTCGCGCTTGTCCGTCCAGAATGGGTTGAAGACTGGAAGGGCCTCGGTTGGGCCTTGAAAGGCGAGGGGATTGTGCCTGCTGCGGCTACACCCCTAGACGCAGATGGCCTCAAAGTCGGGAAAGGGCCCGGCGGCAAGTTCTACGTCAAGCAGGGCAAGGTGAACCTCAAGGGGCCGTTTGCCACTGAGGCAGAGGCAGAAGCCGCAATGGTTACGCCTGACGGCGCTCCGGTGCCGATCCCCGAAGCATGGGAGGCAATGACCGATGATGAGCTGGTCAAGCTGGCCGGCGAACTCTCGGGCGAGCCCATCACCGAACTGAACGGTGAAACGCCGGCCCAGCGCGCGAAGTCCATTATCCAGGCCGCGGTCGATGACCGGGCTAGCAAGGCCTGATCATGCCTGAGCACTACGGCACATTGGCCGCTGCTGACGTCTATATCGCCACGTTGGCGAACGGGGCGAAGTGGGGCGCCGCCAACGAAGGCGATCGCACCAATGCGCTGATCCGCGCCTCTCGCTCCCTGGATGGCATTCACGGTGCCAATTTTCCCGGTACGAAAGCCGGGGGCAGGGCTCAGGAACGCGAGTGGCCAAGGACAAGCGCTGAGGACCTATGCACCGGCGAAACCATCCCTGCCGATATTGTGCCCGTCGAAGTCGAAAACGCCGCCTACGCCCTTGCTCTGGTTGAGCTGGTGACACCGGGCGCGACCTCTCCATCATTCACCCCCGGCAATGTCATGAAGCGGGAGAAGATGGACGTGATGGAGCGCGAACGCTTCGGTCCGAATGATGGCGTGAGCTTTAGCCTTGCTGATATGCGGCCGCAGTTCGCAGCCGTCG